AGATTGCAAGTCTAGGATCTCACTCAGATCTCGACGAGATTGTATAAGTACGATAGTATATAGTAATTCTCGCCTAGAAATGTGTTATAACGCTAACATTATAAGATCGTATAATCTCGTCGAGATCCTGTGAGGGTCTGGGAGCATTTCGGCGGGGGTGGGGTTGACAAACTTGGCGCCTTATGGTATGCTGGCTAAGGTTACAAGAACTAGAGGCATTTATAAGCACTTAGAGGCATTTATAAGCACTTAGAGGCATTTATAAGCACTTAGAGGCATTTATAAGCACTTAGAGGCATTTATAAGCACTTAGATACATTTATACGAACATAACAATAACATTATATCTTCCTATAACATATTATTTCTAACATTCTCAAAACTCACAGTATCTAAAAATACTGTTTTTTTATTAGCGTAGTCTACTATATACAAAAAAACGCCTAAAAACGCATATGGCAAGGGGTATCATCTATCTCATTACTAACAAAGAGAATGGTTATAAGTTTGTGGGTCAATCAACTCAAACGATGAATAGAGTTTGGCAGGCACACATACAGGCAGCGAACAGAATGTCTAATGATCCATTATATCGTGCATTCCGTCAGTTTGGATTACATAAGTTTAACATTAGAGAGATAGATGAATGTGATGAGAGTCGATTGAATGAAAGAGAAGAATATTGGAAAGATCATTACAACACTTACACATATGGTGAAGGATATAACTTTGTTGAATATGAAGAGGAGGAAGAAGAGGAAGAGATCATACAGAAAGAAATACCACCGAAGTATAGTGGTCAGGAAGCATTCCGTACTATTGAAGAAGAACAGAGAGGTAATGGTAAGCACTCTGGTCTGAGAATACAAGGAACAAACGTAACCACAGGTGAGATCAAAGAATGGGATACAATTAGAGATGCTGCAGAGGAAGTGGCAGGTAATAGAAACAGAAATTCAAATCTATTATACTGTGCTCGGAATGACTATACCTGTTATGGATATAAGTGGAAAGTATTAGAAGAGAAGAATAAGAAGAAATCTATATTTGGCATACATAAGAACACAGGGAATATTGGACCACGTTTTGAAAGTATTGCCGAAGCTTGCAGAGAATTAGGTGGAGGTAGTAAGGGTACTGGACTGTTTAAGAGTTTAAGAAATCCTGGTCGTTTTAGTTGGAGAGGACTGTATTGGTATTATGGTTGAGTATTCGAATGTATTAAAGGACAATATCTTTCCAAGTTTTATTTGGTCTTGTGTGCCGAATGTGAATTTGAAAGAATTAGAAGAAGAAGCATACAAGATTAAAGAGTCCTATGAAAGCAGACAAAAATCAAATAGAGGTGGATATCAATCTCCACTCTTTGATAATGATAAAAGTGAGTTTAATGAACTTAACAAATTGAATAACTGTCTTAAGAACTTCTCTCAGGAAATAGCAGGTAATAGTGGACAGTTTAAGTCATCTTGTTGGTGGATTAATATCAATAAATCACACGATTATAATTTAGCACATACTCATTATAGTGCAGATTTGATTGCCATATATTATATCGCATTACCAGAAAATTCTGGTGAGTTGACATTATTGAGAAAAGATGGAATGGAATATAGTAAATTATTTGATCAGTTAAGCACCTTTTATCTTGATGCTCATATTGGAAGACTTTATGTAATGCCAGGTTGTTTATGGCACTATGTTACTAGTAATCAAAGTGATGAGGATAGAATATCCGTCTCTTTCAACTTATACTTTGATTAGGATTCATTTCTATTACACAACCATCCAGTACATATATACTTCGTTTCTTTTTCTGGAGTAACTCCTCTGTGAATATAGGTCCAGGTTGCAGGAAAAAGAAGTAACTTTCCAGTTTCTGGTTGAATTCGTGTCCCATCAATAAACTCAGTATATCCTCCTTCTTGAATATCATTCAAATACCAGATGTAAGTAAGAACTCTAAATCCATCTGTCGAATTGGAATAGAAATCATGATGCCAATCATAGAATTCACCTGGTCTTGTTCTTTGAATTTGATAACCTTTATCATGAGTGATAGAGAGTTTTTTATGAATCATTACATATTCCTTGATCGCCTCTGTTAAAGATGTGAAAAGAATATTATCCTCTTCTTTCCATTCATCCTTATAATTTGAAATATGAAGATCGGTTGATCTTTTAATATCTAAGTTTATAGAAAAGTTAGAGTATCCTTGATGCTTTCTAGAATCTTTCTCAAACTTATCTATTATATGTGAACAAAATTCAGGAGATAAAGAATTTCGTTTTATCCATATAAACTTATTGAACATAACAATTCGTAGAATAATTCGAATCCTTAATGTCCGCATTCCAGTGTCGAATCACACCAGCAATAATGAATAAATTAGTGATTAGATAGGTGATAAAGATGATCGTGCGAATGAATGCAATACGATCAGACTCTTTATCACATTTTGATGCCTTTTCACCTAATGCCTTTGCCCACCAACGCCAGAGGGTTTTATTCTTCGTATTTGGATGATCTTGTTTTGACATAAACCAACTCTTTCCACTGTGGACGATAACAGAGAACTAGAACCCTGGTCTTTTTATGTATAGGACAATTGTCATAGTCCTCTGGGTCTTTGGGAGTTGTAGAAGTTTCTATTGTAACATACTCTCTACACTTAAAGTAAACCCAACCCTCAACACCTTTGGTCCAGGTTACATAGTCATTCACTTCTGGAATATAACTCATACAAATGCCGCCTGAAGTGGTGTGAGTTTGAGAATCATCGCAGAATAAGGAGTCGTATCTTCGATGCTTATTTGATCACCGACTGTCTTGGAGTTGATGGGGGAATAGTAGGTTTTGGTCTTGTGATTGTAGAATCCCCAAATGCTGCGAACAGGATCACCACCATTAAAAACAAATTTATAGTGATTGCGAATCCAAATAGCAGTGTAATTCTTCTTAAAATCTTCGTACTCATAGGAGTATCCATTCGGTGCAGTATGGGGAAACTCTTTCATCAGGTCGTAAATGCCTCCAGAATACCAGACTGATAATCATCAACCAGAGCAAACTTTTGAGAGTTTACGACTCGCTCCATGATGCGATCCGTATAACGTTCATCAAACTCTTCTTCATTTGAAAGAATCTCAAATGCCTCTGTATCGGATTCGGCAATTAGATTGATCATTCCACCATATTCGGAAGAAGGAAACGGAACCCAGTAGTCAACGATGTAAAGATACTTCATTTTCTTGTGTAAATTACTCCTTAATTGTAGATGAATGATTGAGATTTGTCAATTGCCTTTTAAGTTCAATATCAACAGAGGTGAGATGAGAATACATAAAAAACTCATACTCATTGTCCTTAATGAGTTTCATAATGTTATCAATCTGCATTAGAGCAAGAATGATTTTTCCTTTCTGATCAATCACAGAAACTCCTGAATGTAGTAGTCTACAGTAATCTCAAGTTCTGCTGCCTTTTCTTCATAAAAGGAATTTGTATATGAACGTGCTTCCTGCCACTTGAAATAAGAATCCATTTCTTCTTCGGCATGTTTCATAAAATCATCAAAGGCGTTGAGAAACTGTATAATGTCTTGATCGTTCATTTTTTGTATCGGCAGTCTGGATGAGGCGAAGGAAGTTCGGCACACACTCTATCGTATGCCTTGAATAGTTCTTGATCACGTTTGATCAAGAGAGTATTATACAATAGAATGCCGATAAAGGCAAGAAAGATGTAAGAGGTTTTCATTCTGAATCAGAAACCATCAGTTGAGCAACACGCTTTTCGCCAGGAAGTCCTTGCAGAAGATCATACATCCGTTGAAACTGAACTCCCATCTGCATATAGTAAACGGCAAGACCCTTGTTGTCGGCATCATACAGAGCATCCTCTTTCTCTTCGAGCATAGAGATAATGTCCAGCAGTTGACCAGAGGTGAAGGTGATGGGTCGTTTCACAGGCGTTCCCTTGATTACCTTTGTATTATAGGTCAGAAGGAGGGCGTCAGGTCGTACCGTAGTCCAGTTGTCGAAGTGTCCATTCGCTCCCAGAGCGAATAGAGTTTGTTATAAAGTGCTGGCGCACTTCCATAGTCTCTGGCAATATGAATTTCATCAATATTTTCTAGATTTTGAAGTGCGGCAAGAAGAATACCCACCTCGTGTGCATTTAGATTTACTTGAATTTCGTCCATTTAATTACTCCCAACTTACGTTTTGTAAAAGAACACCAGGCATCACATATGTGTATGCACCACTATCACCAACTCCGCCAATCTTATAGTCCCACCTATACTCAAACTTGTTATGACTGTCCCAGGTCATAAACTCATTCTTCTCATTAAAACGGGATTTAATTGTCAGACCCCAGCGGTTGGAATAAATGTTACGAGTCTTGAGTGCTCCACCTTTCTCACGGGTTTCCACCACAGTACATACATCTTCCTGATAAGTTTGGTCCTTAGATTCCAAATAGCAATTTGTCTGATATTTGAACGGTGGTCCCGCCAGAGCAGGCAGGGGCAGCAGCAGCATCAAGAAAATCAGTTTTTTCATCCAATTACCCTCCAACAAACAGTAGCATTACCCTTACTAGCAGATTCGATGTGTGCAAATGCAGAATAGGATAGATCTAGGTCGGCATGAGAATAAGGACCACGATCATTCACTCTTACAATCACTTGCTTTCCGTTGTCTTGGTTTGTAACTCTAATTTTACTTCCCATAGGCAAGTAAGGATGAGCAGCAGTCCAACGGTAAGCATCAAATCGTTCTCCATTTGCAGTTGTTTGTCCATGGAATCCATCACCCATACCATAAAAGGTAGCGATTCCACAAGTCAATCCAGCAATCATTCCAATCATACACCTTTCAATACAAGACGTTCAGAAATACACATAGAAAGTTCGGCAAGCACCATATCATCTACATCACCCAGTTTAGCAGTAATTGCCTCAGGAATCAACTGAACGATCAGATCAAAGAATTCTGGTTGATCCGTAATGAACTCTGCAACATCCTGAGAGAGTGCATCGGAGAGTTTAAGGATTGTGTCGTTGGAAAGTGCCATGATTAAGCGGGTTTTACTTCAACAGAACGGACGTTTGGAGTTTGATTAAAGATTTTCTCACAGAGAACAGAAGACTTGGAATTAGATTCCACAGTTTCTTGAAAGCATTCTCCGTTGAGGGTTTCTATCGTAACTTTATATTTCATTTCATTTGGAGTTTATATTTGCCAATCAGAAGGTCACGTACAAGTTCACGGTCAACACTGTCACCACAGAACTCTTCACCTTTGAGTTTGGCAATTCGAATCACATCATTAGTTGCCTTGCGAATAAGTGTGCGATTGATTCCAGTGATAGGATAAATGCCATCAGCAGCATAGAACGACATCACATAATCAATGAAATCGTTGATGAATTCTTTTGAGAACATGACAGTCATTTCAGTTAGCAATGTTGTTGAGAATGTGGCGGGCAAACTTCATAAAATCATAAGAAGTCACACCGTAAGGATCGAAACCATCCAGCATATCAGTCTGATTGTAAGTATTCACAATCAGCAGGCAGGCATCGTAGAGTGCTGCCCGATGTTCTTCTTCAGAGTGAAAGGAGATTGCACTGTAGGATGGAAGAGGCATCTGGGCGTTCCCTTGATTACCTTCTTATTATAGGGGAAGAACTGCCTCGCTACGGGTGCGCTGTGCCAGTTTACCAGCTGGCACATCCAGTTGTTCCATAATGATTTGTTTTGGTAGAAAGTTCCAGCAATAGTAACTGCTACTGAATGTGATCTTATCGTTTGGGCGACCATCAGGACTATGAAACTTCATCCTCTTATCAAACATTAACAGTTGCAGATCCTTGTCCTTGAACAGTTGCTTTGGTGCAGAATCATTCAACCAAGTGTTAGTCATAATGAGAGCAAATGGTTTATTGAATGATAGTGCTCGCTCAAAGAACTTACGTTTGTTTGTGAATGGTGGATTGGATACAATCACATCCCAATCAAACCTAGGTGTGAACGTGAGAAAATCCTGTCCTGTTGAAATATGACTACAAATGACTTGATTCTGTGGTGAGATTTGCTTGACAAACTCACTCTCAATAGTATCAAATGGACACCAGACAGTAGCACCTTTGGGAATGTATTTTAGAATAGGAGTTACACCGTATTTTGGAGTGTAACATTCGTCGTTGTTACCCTCAGAATACATTAATTTACCGCTGTCTAGTGTCATAGAACTAAATTCAAGAGTGCTTGTGTTATTCTAACACCCCAATTCATAAAAATAAAGAAGGATGAAACAAAAATGAATTTGTCAACTGATGTCATAATCACTAATAATCAATAGCACGGAACTCGGACAACTTCAGACCATGTTCTAGTGTATCCAGGAGTCCAATAATTGCCTGGAACATACTCACGGTGATAAACACGTTCAGTACACACGGGAGGATATTCTCTTGCATAATATGCGTAAGGTCTATCGTATTTGAATGGTCTCCAAAACTGATTCCAAGTAATTGCCTGTGCAGGAACTGGAAGAATTGTAAGTGGAAGAAGTAAGAGTAGTTTTTTCATTTTATCAGCGAGCGTAAAGATAAGCACCTGCCCAATCAGCATTCTGAAGCAACCATTCACGATCTTTGATCAGTCTGAGATCATAGCGAACACCTTTGGCAGGTGCTTTGAAACTGGCAGACTTATAAACCTCACCAGTCTTCTTATCTATAAAAGCATGAACAGATCGGGAACCATTTGCACTCATAATAATCTTATGATACTTGCGTCCAGTTTCAGGATAGAACTCATAATCACAAATGCCATTACTAAGTTTCTCAATACAGGATTTGTGATAGGCAACACCAGTCTCAGTATTACCCTCCAAACGCTGCAGAGAGCGTTTGTGAGAGCGGATAGAGTAATCAATATAGTTCTGCCTCAGCGCCTCGCAGAGAGCATAGGTGTGCCCCAGAACAGCGGTGGCGATGTCTTTCCGTGCCTCAGCAGCGGCAGCGTAATCGGCAAAGGTCGTGGTGCTCATCGGGTTGGTTCCCTTGTGTATGAAACTATTATAGGGCACCCAGATCGCTCCAGATGCCCTAGTGTGCCAGTTATTGAACTGTCTACTTAAATGTGTTTTCTCCAAATAAACTGATTATCTGGTCTTTTGGGTTTAGGACCATCAACACCAGTAATTGTGTGCATTCCTTCCCAAACAACAACAGCAACTACAGTAGAGATTGCTGCAACAATAATATTAGTTTTCATAAACTCAATGCGTATGACAAACGTTGTCAGTGTGGCAATGTGGAGTATGGGAACTCATATGGAATTGTCCGTGATAAATTCCAAAACCAATTATTGAAAGGAATGCTGGCACAAAAACAGCAATCGCATAAGGAGTCAGATTGTTTTTAATTGCAGAGATAGACTTCATATTACTAAACAAATTTTTCAAACTTATTTAGCAAAATTAAATCACTTATTCATCTGCAGAGTAGGAACAGGCATACCACCTTCGGTAGGCACATAGATCGTCACATTACCATTCTTGCTACCATCTTCAAGACCAGTGATATACAGATACTGAAGATACTCACGGTTATCTTTCAGACTATCACCGATGATTTGGTTTGCTTTGGCAACACCAGTAGCACGAATGATCTCAGCATCAGCAAGTTGTTGAGCACTATCTTTCTTTGCTTGTGCTTCCAGAACTGCTACTTGACGAGTATATTCTGCCTTATTCAGTTCTGCTTTACCAGCAAGAGATTGTTGCCACACATTATATTGTGGACCACCAACAAATAGAACAGCAGCAAATACACCCACACCAAGCACAACTAGAACAGGAGTGGGGTCAATAAATCCGTTTTGTTGTTTCATCGTTTAGATTCTCCAAGAATTTCATTCAAAAGTTCTTTGTCACGTTTCTTATTGCGAATACTGACCACAATATCAGTAACGCAATAACCGAAGGCAAATGCTGCCATAATAGTGGTAATCATACTGCGAGTGCTCCAGAGGGGATTTCAAC